CCCATCGAAAGAACTCGCTGGAACGCTTGAGAAGGGGTGTAGTAATCCCCAAAAAGAACAATAACGAAGGGAGATGAGGCGAGATGGCAAAAGCTGTCTTTAATGCAACAAAGGAATTAAAAAAGCTGAAGCTTATCACCGAAATGCTTCCGGAGGATAAGCGGAAAATAACAGAAGGGCTTATAGCAGATGCGGCATTCATGGCAGAACAACTTGAGAAACTTCGTAAACATATAACCGAGAATGGATGGAGCGAGGAATACCAGAACGGAGCCAACCAGTTTGGAAAGAAATCTTCTGTAGAAGCAGATGCATATGTGAAAGTTCAAAAATCCTATGCTTCAGTAATCAAACAATTGACAGATCTGCTACCTGAGCAAGACGAGACTACCGCAGGGGCAGACATTACAGCATTTCTTGATAGTGAATGTTGAACTGGCCAAAGGAATATCTGAAAGCAATACAGTCCGGTGAAGAGGTAGTCTCAAACAAAGTACGGGCAGTATATGAAAGAGAATGTGGCTGGATGGATAATCCGCCGGATGATTTTCCTTTTTACTTTGACGAAAAAGAAGGCCTCAGACATATCACATTCATTGAAAGGTATTGCAAACATAGCAAAGGCAAGTTTGCAAGGAAACCCGTTAAGCTGGAGTTATTTCAGAAAGCCAAAATACAGCTTGCATTTGGATGGAGATATAAAGATACAAAGCTTAGAAGATTTAAGGAAGTCGTAGATATACGAGGCAGAAAATGCGGAAAGTCGACGGAAACTGCTGCAGTCGAGTGGGATGTATTTCTTAACGATCGTGAGAACGGTCCGGAGGTTTATTGCACTGCAAACAAAAAAGATCAGGCAAGCTTGATATATTCCGAATGTGTAAACATGAGAACACAATCCCCAGAGCTGAAAGCAATCACCAAGAAAAGACAGAGCGACATATATGCAGAGCGCAATATGGGCTTTATCAAATGTCTTGCATCGGATACAAGTACAATGGACGGATTGAACCCATCGTTCTTTAGTCTGGACGAGTTCCACGCAATGAAAACATCAGCATTGTACGATGTAATGATACAAGGCCAAAGCATGCGAGACCAGCCTCTTGCGTGGATGATATCCACAAACGGCTTTGTCCGTGAAGGCTTTTTCGATAGCAAATATGCCTACTGGTCAAGCGTAGCCCTTTGGGAGCCGGGATTTGAAGATTATAGCGTACTCCCTTTAATATACGAACTCAACGACCGCTCGACCTGGGCGGATCCAGAGCACTGGCCGGAAGCGAACCCGGGGCTCGGCAAGATTAAAAAGATTGAGACTTTATCTCAGAACGTAGAAAAGGCAAAAAGAGATCCTTCTTTCCTGCCGACACTGCTAACCAAAGACTTTAATTTGCCCGAGAGCGAGTTCGCATCCTGGCTGGCTTACGAAGAAGCAGTTAACGAGACAAAATTTGATATAGAGTATGTATCAAAATCTTATGCAATAGGCGGATGCGACCTTTCTGCAGTCGGAGATTTGACTTGCGGAACAGTGCTAATTCAGAAACCCGGAGACGGAAATATATATGTGCTGCAGATGTATTTTATACCGCAGTCAAAGATTGATTATGTAGAAAAAACAGGAGCGAAAGAGGCACCATATAAATTATGGGCAGAGCAGGGATGGCTTAAAATCTGCGAGGGTGCTCAGGTCAATTACTCGGACGTAACGAAATGGTTTATAGAGCTTGTAGAAAAATACGACATCAGACCTTTGTGGATATGCTACGATAGAGCGCTTTCGGGTTACTGGGTACCGGAAATGGAAAGCTATGGCTTTGAAATGGAGAAGACAGCTCAGGGACCGTATACCTGGAACCAGCCTATGCGCGAAATGCAGGCCGCATTTAGCGAACATAGAGTTATTTACAATAATAATCCCGTCCTCAGATGGTGCCTGCTAAATACGGCAGCTAAACGCACAAAAACGGACAGCCTAGAAGTGATGCAGCCGGTAAAAATACAAGCAAACAGACGAATAGACGGAATGGTAAGCCTTCTCAATGCTTGGGTGGGGTATGTAAAGTATTATGACGATTATGTCAGATATTTAAGATAAAAAAAGGAGCGTAAAAATGAGCTTTTGGGACATTTTCAGACCGTTAAAATCGGCAAAACAGACCAGATGGAAAGAATTGGGCGCATACACCGCGATTTTTGCTCCATTCGGACAGGATATGTGGCGCTCAGACCTTGTACGCTCCTGTATCCGACCGATAGCAGAGCATACAAGCAAGGCTCATGCAGTCTGCAATAAGCCGGAAATTGCAAAGATACTGAACGCATCCCCAAATATGTACATGGATGGCAAGGCATTTTTAACAAAAATAAGGCTCTGGTTAGAGATTAAAAATACAGCATTTGTATATATAGCCAGGGATGATACAGGGAAACCGATAAGCTTTTATCCGGTACCGTATTCAAGCTTTGAAGCTTTGGAATATTTAGGGGATTTATATATAAAATTTTCATTTAATAACGGAGCAGCGAAGGATTATGTCTTTCCCTGGGCTGATCTGGCAGTATTCAGGAAAGACTACTACCAAAGCGATATCTGGGGAGACGATAATACAGCCATACTTGAAAAGCTGGATGTAAACAGCACTGCAGAACAGGGCATAGCAAATGCGACAAAGGCAACGGCAAACCTCAGAGGCATATTAAGAAGCACAAAGGCGATGCTGAGCAATGACGACCTGAGGAAGCAGAAGGAAGAATTTGTAAAAGACTATCTGAACCTCGAGAACTCTTCTGGAATTGCTTCGCTTGATGCCACACAGGAATTTACACCGATAAAGATGGAGCCGTCTGTTGTGGATCCGAACACGATGAAGCAGCTCAGGGAGGATATACAGAGATACTGGGGTGTGTCAGACAACATCATAATGTCAAAGTACACCGAGGAAGAGATGGAAGCCTTCTACCAGAGCCGGATAGAGCCGTTCCTGAAAGATTTGAGCGAAGAACTGACAAGAAAGATATTTACAAAAAGGGAAAGAGAACTTGGTTCTTTTGTGATATATGAATCAAACCGCATACAGTTTGCATCAAATCAGACAAAGCTTAACATGGTGCAGCTTGTAGACCGGGGAATAATGACACCAAACGAATTAAGACAGGCATTCAACCTCGCTCCGTATGAAGGCGGTGACGAATTTATAAGAATGCTGAATACTACGACAACAGGTAAAGAGAAAGGAGCAGAGGATGAGCTTACTGGAGAAGATTAACAAGGGCAGGGAATACCGCAAGATGCAGATGGACCTGAATATAGCAGACGAAGATGCAGGGACATACAATGTGCGCGGATATGCTACCACATTCAATGAAAAGTATACCCTTTATGATTCAAAGGACTTTAGGATAGACGAACAGGTAGATCCTCACGCATTCGACAACTGCGATATGCGAGACGTTATATTCCAGTACGACCATGAGGGGCGCGTATTCGCCAGGACATCAAACGACACACTGCAGTTAACATCAGACAGTCACGGACTGCAGGTAAACGCATACCTGGGCGGAACGGAGATAGGCCGCAACCTTTTTGAAGAGATCAAAGGCGGCTATACAAGTAAAATGTCATTCGGATTTCATGTAAACTCCGATGATATACAGGAAGAGGAGCTGGATGGAAAGACAATTTATACCAGAACAATCAAGGGCATAGATAAGCTCTATGATGTATCCGCAGTTAGTCTTCCGGCAAATGATGGTACCGAAATTTCAGCAAGAAGCTTGAAGGATGGAGCAATCGCCAAGCTTGAAGCGGAGCGACTTTTGAAAGCTGAGAGACAGAAAGCCATCGACGCACTAAAGGACAGGATAACTACTATTCTGGGAAAGGATGAAAAATGAATCTTGAACAGATAATTGCAAGGCTTGAAGAAATCAGGGGACTGAACCTCGAGAACGAGACTGCAGAAGCAATCGAGAAGCTCAATGCAGAGGTTACTGATCTTGAAGCCAGAAAGAAGGAACTGGAAGACATGGAAGCCCGCAAAAAAGCAGCAGAAATGCTCCAGAAACAAGAGGTACAGCCTCAGAAAATAATTAAACCAGTAGAAAACGAAGGGAGAAAAGATATGTTTGCAGTTGATAGCAAGGAATACCGTACAGCATGGGATAAGATGATGTTAGGGCTTCCCATGACAGATGAAGAGCGTACAGCTTTTATCCACACCACAGGAACCACCTCCGGACAGACCGCAGGATATACAGTTCCGACAACTTTATTAAACCAGATATGGGACCTTATCGAAGGACAGCACGCAATCCTCGGTGACATTACCATCTATAGAACAGGGACAATCCTTGAAGTAGCACTCCGCACCGCTATTGCAGCCGGTGATGCTGCTACCGTATCCGAAGGAGCAGCTCCTTCAGATGATGAAAATAATACATTTGCAAAGGTTACACTTGCAGGTAAGGACTTCGCAAAGGCAGTAGAAATCTCTTATGCACTTGGCATTATGAGCATTGATGGCTTTGAGCAGTTCATAGTCAACGAGATTGCTGACAGATTAGGTGCAGCACTTGCAGCTGACGTAATAACCCAGATCGGGACAGATTACTACAGCTCCGGAAATGACCTTGATGTTGCTACATCCGGAAAGATCGTATGGTCAGACCTTACCGGCGCTCTTTCAGTCCTGAAGAATACCAAGAGCGTTGTAATTTACGCATCACAGACAACGATTTATAAATACATCGTGGGCATGGTTGATACTACAGGCCGTCCTATCTTCCAGCAGAATGCGAACGAGAGCATTCGCGGAACTTTAATGGGCTTCCCTGTAAAGGTTGAGGATGCCATCGCAGATGACCTTGTATGGATTGGTGATCCCAAGCAGGTAGTAGGCAACATGGTACAGGATATCATGGTTGAGAGCGACAAGGACATCAAAAAGCATGTTAACATCTTCTCTGGATATGCAAGATTCCAGTGCAAGCTTTTAGCTTCAAAGGCATTTGCAAAGCTCGATGTAACCCCATAGCTAAGACCCTTTCTGGGCTGAAGATTGGGTCGCTTACCTTGACACCTACATTTGATGCTGATGTGCTGGAGTATACAACAACAACCACAAATGCAAAGAATAAGGTGACAGCCACACCTACGAGCGACGATGCCGAGGTAACGATTACCGTTAACGACGTAGAAATCGAGAACGGCTCCGACGCTACCTGGACAGAAGGCGAAAACGAGGTAGTAGTAGAGGTTACAGGCGATGATGGGACTACCGAATACACTGTAACAGTAACAGCAGAGTAAGGCTTTGACCGGAAACGGCATAGCAGGGGCGGAGTTTTAAGAACCCCTTGAAGCTCCGCCCTATATTGGAGGATAAGCGATGGCAATTTTAGATGACGTTAAGATGGCTCTCAGGATAAGCCATACAAGCCTTGATTTACTGCTTAGTCGGCAGATAGAAATGGCAAGGGCGGAGATGGTAAGGAACGGAATGAGCAGAACAGTGGCATATGATGATGATAACGTGCTTGTAACAGACGCTATAATTACCTTCTGCCAGATGAGGAATGCGGACACCATAACAGAATCGGAACAGTATACAACAGGCTGGAAGTATCAGCTTGATTGCCTTCGCAAGTCCACCTTTGCAGAGCCAAATCCAGATCCTGAACCGGAACCACAGCCGGATCCAGAACCGGGTGAGACACCCGAGGGAGGTGCCGATGTATAACCAGGTAATCAATTTAAGGGGATATACCGAAACCGTGGACGATTATGGTATACCGGCAAGGACAGTGACAGAAAGAACCGTATTTGCAGGACTAAAGAGCATAGGACAGAACGAATTTTACCAGGCACAGGCGGATGGCTTAAAACCTGAACTAAAATTCATACTGGCCGATTATCTTGATTATCAGGGCGAGAAAGAAATCGAATTTGAAGGCAAGATATACAACGTGCTTAGGACATACAGAGACGGGAAGAAAATAGAGATAACCGTATATGGAGTTGATGATGAATGAGTGTACCGAAATCCGTAGTTAAATACGATAAAAACGGAATAAAATTTGTGTCAAACGTCGATTATTGCCAGTACACCATCCAGGAACTGACAAGGGCAGCGCTGAAAGACGTCGGGACCTTTGTATGCAGACAGTGCAACACCAATGCTTTTAAGCTCTGGAAAGGTCTGAGGCATGATGGAAAGTATGCAAACCGCATCAAAGGGAAAAAATCAGCGTTTCAATACTGGGTGAGAAGCAGATCCTGCGACCTGCAAGTCGGGATTAAACACAATACATGGTATGGTGTAGCACAGGAGCTTGGAACCTCAAAAATGCCTAAGAAAGCAATTCTGAGGACCAATGTAGAAAGAAATATCAAGACTATAGTCGAGATAGAATCGAAATATCTGCCCTGGGTAGATGATCAGGTGCAGGCGATGAGGGTAATAGACGAAAACGAGATGCAGGGAGGAGCAGACGATGAATAAAAGGACCACGATGGAACTTATAAAGGATATCCGCACTCTTCTGCTGACGGAATGCAGCGAGGTATACTTCCTTGAAGGCAAAGAGAACAAAGGATATCCGAGGATTATCTTTGATGTCAGGCCTTACCAGGAGAGACGGATGGTCCTTGAACTAGACCTCTGGGACATTCGGAAGAACGGAAACGCTCAGGGAGACGTAGAACTTCGCAATCTTGCAGACAGCATCGAAGTCATGCTGGATGAAGCTATCCTCAGCAAAGCAAATTATATCGCATCTTTCTACACAAACAATGATGCAAAGCCTGTAATCGACGAAAACAAGGATATAAAGCACATGAATATGTCATTTGACATCATATATCAGAGTTAGGAAGGGAGAAAAAATAATGCACAAGCTTAGAAGCGGCTTAAATGCCGATACAAAGAAACACCTGATGCTTGGCGAAGGCGCTATTTTCAAAAATTTTGTTGTCGGGACAGATACTTATGAGAGCGCAAAGGCAGCAGGAAAGCTTCTGGGAGCATGCCAGGGTGGTTCAACATTTGATGCACAGGCAAATGTGAGACAGATCGAAGTTGACGGCATCCCTGGCAAGGTGGCAGACCTTGAAGAAATTGACAGCTGGGATGTATCGCTTCAAACCACATTTCTTGAAGTAACTGCCGACACCATCAAGGCAGCTCTTGGAGCAGCATCGTCAACACACGCAGACGGATATACACATATCACAGGCAGAAATGACTTTGTAGCGACTGATTATGTAACAAATATTACTTTTGTCGGCTCGATGTCCGGAAGCGAAGCTCCGATTATTCTGCAGGTGAAAAATGCAATAGGAGACGGACATCTCAGCATTAACGTACAGAATAACAACGAGGCGAAGGTCCCGTGTACATTCCAGGGCAGATATACCATTGAGACATTATCGGCTCCGCCTTTTGATATCTGGTATCCGGATATCATGCAGGCATCAAAATACAGCGTGACTGTAGCTGACAATGCTTCGACAACAGTAACAATTACCGGATATGATACCAGCATCACAGCTACATCATCCGATACAACCAAAGCAACTACATCCGTTAGCGGTGGAACAATAACTATTACAGGCGAGGCAGCAGGAACGGCAACTATTACCGTAACTGACAATGCAGGAAACAGCCTGACGATAGCAGTAACAGTAACAGAATAAATTTTGATCTAACTAGAAGGGCAGAACTATCAAAGTCCTGCCCTTTATTGCATAAAGGGGTATAAAACAATGAGGAAATTAGCGACTAAAGATGTGTTCACGATGGCAAGGATAATTACAAAAGCAAATATCAAGGATGAGCTCCGCAGAATAGTAACTGACGGTGGAGAAAAAAGCAAACTTGATATAGGAATAGACTTTGCAATGGCAATAATAACCGGAGTGAGCGACGAAAGAACAGAGAAAGAAATATACAAGTTCCTGGCCTCAGTTCTGGAATGCAGTATTGAAGATATAGAAAATTCAGATCCTATGGTGCTTATAAACAGGCTAAAAAACGATGAAGGGCATGAGCAGTGGGCTGATTTTTTTACAAGTGTCTTGAAGTTAACTCAGAAAGAGATCTGAGCTTCATAATCAAGACATACGGGTTCCCGGTATTAGAGCTTGACTTTGAAATAGGGATGGAGCTTCTGGGTGAAGCATACCGGACATACAGGGATGAGAGATTATGGCAGCTTTATACTGTAATCTTTCCTAATATGACAGAAGAAAACTTCCAGACATTTGAAGAATTTAAGAGATATCAGACTGCACCGCCTGCTGAACGGCACTCGAAGGAGCAGATACTGGATAAGGTATCGGGAATAATAAATAACATTAACTGGGCAAAAGTAAAAGTTTAACGGAGGGATAATATGGCAACCTCTATATTTGAATTATTCGGCACGATAATGGTAGATAATACCAAAGCCGATGAAAGTATCACAAAAACAGAAAAAAAGGCAAATTCGCTTGCTGAGAGCTTTGGAAGCGGTGTAAAAAAGGTGGCAAAGTTTGGAGCGGGTGTAGCCACTGCTGCCGCCGGGGCAGTTACGGCTATCACAGGAATGGCAAGCTCTGCAGCCGAGTCAATGGACGTGATTGATAAAGCAAGCCAGAGGATGCAGATATCAGCTGAATCATATCAGGAGTTTAATCATATAGCAGAATTATCCGGTGTTGAAATGTCTGCTCTTGAATCTGCAGCAAAGAAGCTTGATGGATCCATGTCATTTGACCAGGCTATGAATCAGATATATGCCTTACAGACGGCAGAAGAAAGAGCAGCGAAGGCCGCCGAGCTGTTTGGAGATGGTGTAGCATATAAGATGACACCGATGCTGAATGCCTCAGCTGAAGAAATGGCAGCCATGAAGCAGGAAGCACATGATCTTGGGCTTGTAATGTCTGAAGATGCTGTCAAGGCAGGGGCAGCATTAGGTGACACGCTGGCAAACCTAAAAAATTCATTTGGAGCGATAGTCACCAGGTTAGGAGTATCATTAATGCCGGTAGTTCAGAAGTTTGGAGATATGCTTCTGAAGTATATGCCTAAAATCCAGGAGCTTTTTGACAGGATATCGCCTATATTGGAGGAGATGTTTGAAAAGCTCATGCCGCCACTGTTTGACCTTGTCGATACGATAATGCCGATTATATTTGATGTATTAGAGGCATTGATGCCGGTATTTACGCAGATAGCAGAGACCATTCTGCCGATATTTACAGATCTGATCAGTAAGCTGGCCCCTATACTCGGACAGATAGCCGAAAGGATAATGCCTTTACTTTCAGACCTGCTCAGCGCCATTATCCCGATAATAGATGCAATATGGCCGCTTATATCGACTATCTTAGACCTTGCGCTTAGCCTTCTGGATCCTTTAATTAAGTTGGTAGAAACCCTGCTGCCGCCGATCATTAAGCTGGTACAGGCTTTAACACCTATAATACAGCTCTTAGGACAGATTTTAACACCGATAGTTGAACTTATAAATGCGGTACTGGCTCCGGTCCTTGACCTGATTATTACCCTGATGGCTCCGGTAATTGAATCATTGCAGATATTAAATCCTATACTGGATTTACTGGGGACCTTGCTAAAACCTATACTTGACCTGCTAAACCTGATATTAAAACCGGTTCTTGATTTTGTTAACTGGATATTCGGGGATATAACAAGCGGAGTAGGCGATGTAAACAGTTCACTGGGCGAAGGCGGATTATTGGGAAGCCTGGGAAGCGTATCAAGCTTTTTATTCGGTGATTTTTCGGAAGCCTTTGATTTCCTTGGCGGTGTATTGAGCGAAGCGACTTCATTTATAGGTGACTGCTTTAGGGGAATAATAAACTTCCTGCAGGATCCCAAACAGGCATTGAGTGATTTCTTTGACTGGGCAGGCGGAAAGCTTAGCACGCTTAAAAGTAGTCTGCAGACAATAGCTTCAGGTGTGGGTGACTTAATAAGTTCGAAGAAAGAAGAAAGTGCATCGGCAAATCTAAAAGCATTTACAGAAGAAGCACTCAGACAGCAGCAGGCGGGGTTACTGGATACCAGCGACAAAGCAGCCATGAACGCATTAAGGAGACAGTTTGGTGTTCCTGAGCTTGCAGGCGGTGCGGTTCTTGAACCTAATAAACCGTTTTTGGCAGTAGTCGGAGATCAGAGACAGGGAACAAACGTAGAGGCACCGCTTGAGACTATTAAGCAGGCATTACATGAAGAACTGGAGCAGATAGTAGTAAATGTATTAGTCAACATTCAGAATGATCCGGACAGAATGTATGATGCATTTGTAGAAAGGAGCTGGACGGAGCGCAAGAGGACTAATACCGTTCAGTTCGGATAAGGGGTGGAAATATGGCACTGACTACAAGTGATTATATTATAAAATTAGGCAGCAGTACAAAAATCCCGAACAGATACATAGCAAAGGATTCATATAAGGCTGAATACAGCCGGGTTGTGGCAAACAGCTTTACAAATGCAAACGGAGCAACTGTTGAAAGATATTATCCCAATCAAAAGCTGACAGTTACATTCCAGACATCACATCTTACAAAATCCATGTATGACACTTTCAAAGGATATTTTGAGAGCAACAGGATTACAAATACAGATGATGTAATAGTTGACGCCTGGGTACCAAAGCTTGGAAACTATGTAACGCAGAGGTGCAAGATAACGGGCCTTGATCCTGTACTGCAGGCAGAAAGCACAATGCATGACGGGATATACAGCCCGATGACAATTGCATTGACAGGCTATGCCAGATCGGAGTGATTATGGTATCAGATTATCAATACAGAAATTTGTTTGCCGAACACTTCGCTGTCGATTACATAATAGTTGACAGCGGAGCAACGGTAACGGGAAATGAGGGGATGCTTCCGACAATCAGCGGAGAAACCTTCTGCCTGACAAATGATGATATAAAAGCGGAAAGCATCAAGATAAATGAATCATTATGTTCGGATAAAAACCTTGTATTTGGCAAGATTGAAGCTGCCAGGCTTGCTTTCTCGTTCAAGAATAATTCAGACTTGCCGACAGATCTGACAACACAGGAAATAGATGTATATTTGTATTTTAACTTTGACAGTTCCACGCTTTTTAAGGTTGGAAGGTACACGATAAAGTCAGATAGGTATTCAGAGAACAACTTTGTCCGCTCAATTACCGCTTATGATCTGCTTTATTATATCAAAGACCTGGATATAACAGAATGGTATTATACATATTTCGGGGACGGATTGAAGCATAAAATTATAGACATCCTGACAGACGAAGAAGCAAACGACGGAAAGATGGGGCTTTTTGAATACCTTCGAGAAGTCGAAGGCCTGCCATTTGTGCTTGCATCAGGGCAGACGCTTATAAATGGCGATTTTATGCTAGGGCAGACAATAGAGAGCGATTCTATAAGCTTTGAGTTTTTTATGCAGCGTATCCTTGAATTTAACGGAGCATTCGGGCATATAAACAGAGCCGGGGAGTTTGAGTTTGTAGTATTAGAGTGGTATGATGCAGAACCGGCAAGGACCATTATAAACGATGACAGGATCCCGCCGACAGAACATGATATAGTTTCCACATGGGGCATCGGTGGCATAGATGTTTATGATCAGAATAATATAAGGGTATTTAAGACCAGGAATACCAATAAAAAGAAGCCTAGCATTTACAATATAGTTGACAGTTTTGTATTTGCCGGAAGGCAGCCGGGTGATGCAGACGTAGAAAGCGCCCTGCAAGAGCTACAGAGGACCATAAACCACTATAACTATAAATCAAGCAATATAAAAGCATCCGGAGACTTGTGTGTTGAGGTAGGCGATAGGATAAATATAAGCCTGCTGCCGGACGAAGGCGAGGAAAGAGGATGGTTCCGGTCATATGTGCTTATCAGGACATATTCAGGCATTCAGGGCATGACTGATGTATACCAGGCAAACGGAGATAAAAAACAGCCTATATATCAGATAGACAATGACAGATGGCATGATGGTGACAGCGATGCAAGGGCAACCGGAGGTTCTAGCGGCGGAGTATCACAGCTGAACGACGAACATGACAGACGGTTTATAGAGCTTATGCGTAACTATGGATATCCGATGCTTGACGAACCAGATGTTGATCTTGTTTATAACAAAGAAGACGGACAGGTAGAAATCAAATGGGAGGATCCGGCAGACTTAGCATCATACAGCCCGCTTCCTGTCGCATGGGCCGGAACTCTGGTAGTTAGGAAGGAAGGAACTCCTCCTCTTCATAGGTGGGGCACAGAGCATCAGACTTATGGCGGAACGGTACTGGTTGACAGCACCACAAGAGACGCTTACAAGGTCAATGCCTATGTTGACAATACAATCCAGCTGAACAAAAGATACTACTACGCTATAATGCCCTATTATGTATCTTTAGACGATGCAGATCATCCAATCAAGACATACCGATGGACTAAAGTAATCAGCGTGGATACTCACAAATCACTGACTGCTCCGACCATATCAGAAGTGACGGTAAGCGGAGTAGATGCAGCAGTAACATACGAGATCCCGGTACTTGACAGCGGTTCATATGCTGCTTGTAAGCTTGTGGCTAAAAAAGGAGCAATTCCGACAAGCAAGACAGACGGACAAAAGATTATAGATATTTCGGCAAGCGGGACCAGTGCAACGGTCACCTGGCTTGATGAACAGAGTAGGTATTATTTTGTGATTTTTACTGCCGATACTGACGGCAACACCGCAAGTTCAGACCCTAAAGACATAACCACAGGGGAGTTTGGTCAATACGATTTGCTAGATATTAGCAAAACAACGGATATAAATGACAGCGTAAATTGGTCATATGACCATTTTGATTATAGTCACAACTTTTATGATATACCTAGCGAATATCAGCCGTATTTTACAAACAATCCAAACAAAGTAATTTGGTATGGTCAATATGAAGCTATACATGGAAACACAAAACCTACATTGTCTAATAAGATATTTAACTTTACATCAAGACCAGAAGAGACAAGCTCCATATTAAGTTTCCCGTTTGAGCATAATATGGATGTTAAAGAAATATCGTTTGATATTTTGGTAACTGATAGAGGGCATTCAGACCAGTGGTGTTATAGTACGGTTTACTTGCAGAACACTAACGGAACAGGAAAATATGCAGTGTCAGCTTCAGCGACAGATACTCCTCCAAATATTACAAAGGGTGTTGAATGTCATGTGTCATTTCTTGTAAACACTGAGAATGTATCTCGCTGGGCGATAGAGTTTAGTTATGGAGTATATACTGTTAAGAACTTAAAGATACTCGGCAAAGTGCATTAAGGAAAAGGAGAACAATAAATGTCTTGGAAAAATGTTCAATATGAAAATGGTAAATACAGGACATCAGAAGGCGGTGGGGGTGGTGCTTCTGCTCTTACCGATCTTGACGATGTAAACATATCAAGCCCATCTCAAGGAGAAGTATTAAAATATGATGCTAATACCCAAAAGTGGGTAAATGGTGCGGATACAGCATATCCTTTTACAATAGTGAACGGCAAAGTCTGCATTGTATATGAAACTAATGAATAGAGGAGGTAAAGTAGTATGCCAACAGTGACAAGTCCTGTTGTATTGGATGAAACATTACAATCTACAAATAGTGTTTTACAGACACAGAACGGTAAAATGGATAGTATTATAACCAAATTACAAGGTATTATAGATGCTTTAGGATTAGACCCAACTGTGTATAAACCATCTGGAAGTAAGACTTGCGCAGAACTTACATCAAGTCTTTTAATCAGAGCAAATTTAGGCAATGTCTATGATATAACAGATAATGGTACAACCACTTCGGACTTTGTGGAGGGTGCAGGAAAACCAATACATTTAGGTGATAATGTTGTAATAGTTGATATAGGTACAGGTGGAACAAGTGTATACAAATTTGACTTGTTAGCAGGTATGGTAGATTTATCTAACTATGTGGAAAAAGAAACAGGGAAAGGTCTTTCTACAAATGATTATACTACTAATGAGAAAAATAAATTAGCAGGTATTTCAGTAAATGCAAATAAGGTAGAAGCCTCCGAAACAAACGGAAATATCCAGATAGATGACGTAGAAACACAAGTCTATGATGACAGTGACTTGCAGAATAAAACTTCCATTTTAACGGCAACCGCACAGGGCAATCCGATAAGCTTTA